GGGAAGAATAGATATTGAAATTAAAACTTGAAATCTGAAGAAATGAACACAGACAGGATACGAGGAACTAAGCTCAAAGAATGGATAGAAGAAATGAAGACTGGAGTTGGGAGGATCATTAACCCTATCAAGACATCTAGAGTGTTGACAGAAAGACCGCAAGTCGTTGTTGATGTGGAAGTAGAGAAAATTGGGATAAATGGAGCTAGAATTTTGGTTAAGAACAGAACTACAGAAGAAGGTTTATTCAATGATAGCACGTCAAGTGTCAGTTCGAAGTCCTATAAGACTGATTGGGTTAAGAAAAATGAAACAAAAGGATTGGCTTTAGAATTGAACGGAGATGAACTAAGAAGATTGCCTCATGAATTGTCTTTATCTGTGGTAATTAACTCTTACGAAAACAAGGAAATTAGCGATGCTCCTATCGGGAAAACAATCGGAATTTTTGATGATGGGTGCGATGGGGCAACACCTGATTTCTCAGCTAGAGAGGATGGGTTTTCTATTGTATTCGAATGGAAAACATCAATGGGAAGATCTCTTGCTTCTCAGAGTTCAGAAGCAAGTAAGAAGTACATTGAAGCATTACAGAATAGATGCAATTCGAATGGAGACAGAGGCATTTACATCTGGATGTCATTATCAAAGACAGGGATGGAGACAAACATAAGCCTGACTGACGGATCATGGGAGCAAACACTAACTAAAGCATATGTCATGCTGTGCATTGGAGAGATCATTCAGGTGAAGTGTAGACAAGCTGGAATTAGATTTTCTAATGAAGAAGGAGACAGAGAGGATCTGCTAAATAGACTGAGAGAAAAGATAGATGTTTCAAACAAAAGAAATAAGTTACCTAGACTATCAGAGACAAGTAAATTAAGACCTGCGATGCCACTAATCACTACTACTCACAAAAGGATCTGGAACAATTTTAAGTTTGATCAAAGCTGGTTCAGGAAAAGAGGAACTGAGTTGTTGATCAAAGCTCAAAAAGACAAAAAAGAAAAAAAGGAGCCAGAGAGCACAGAAGAAGTGATTAAGACTTTTGAGAAAAATAGAATGAAAAATCTCAAACAAAGATGGGGAGAAGATGCTGTTTTCTCTAGACACGCAAAAAAGATTGCTTTTCCTTTGCTGATACCGAGGGAATCTTGTGTAAAGAAAATAGAAGAATTTCAGAATATAGAAATTGATGACATTAAGGAAAATAATGAGATCAGAAAGATAAAAGAATTTGCTAGAACTCAGTTGAGAGAGCTACAAGAGGAAGGAGATCTTGAGAATAGAATTGAAAGAATGAAGAAAAGCATTTTTGTTGATCTCGCTAGCTCTAATAACAACAATATCACCAAAAGAGATGATTTCACTGAAGCTGACACTGAAGACATTCTACTTCAGGACTCAATCCTAAAGTCCGTGCAGAGTATGAGCTCTATTAGAGGAGCGTTCTTCAAGAGTAAGGACATAAGAGATGAGTTAAATAATGCAGTAAGAGCAGAAGAGATTTGGACAAACGAGTTCAGGAAAGAAAAAACAGAAAGAAGTCATAGCACAGTGAACCTAAACATGAACGAGGAAGATAAAATTAGACTAGGGTCCGTCGGATGGGGAGGGAAACAATTCAAAAACCATCCTAGATTACAGGGACTGAGGAGATATAAGGAGAGACAAATGCACCCTGATATCTACACAGAAGACTTTGACGAGTTCATCAACACAGGAGGTCAAGAGTTATTCAGATCTGGGCTATCGAAGTTTGTGCCTATTAATAGAGGAATGAATCTATCAGAAATGCTGTTGAAAGAAGCAATAAGGCACCATAAAGATCAGAAAGATCATGAAACACAGTTGAAGACAATAAAATCATTCATGAGCTCAAGATTATTTCAATCATTAAGTGTTCATTCTTTGATGGTTCATGAATTGAACGCTAGTTTAAATCAGTTTACATCTGGACAAGATCAAGCAGTAATTAAGAGAATAACAAAAGGTTTGTATGCATTATTAAAGACATCAGGGCCTAATAGACACATAAGTTGTATTCTTATTGCAAAGTCAAAATACTTTGACAATTATGGTGAACCATTCGCAACTCCTATCACAAATGGTAAATACATGATCTTCAAACCATTTAGCATGAACAAACACAGAATTTCTCACTTTCTGTCCGCTGATTTAAGAATGATGGGAGCATTAATGTCATGGTCTGAAATCTTCAAACAAAAAATAGATCCTAGAGAAATAGATAGAAATACAATCTCATCTGAAGTTTTAGAACATTTTTTGTGTAATCTGTTGATTTATTTAGATGCATCAAAAGCAGTTAGCACTGAATTGCAAGTTGTTAGATACGCCTACATGGAGTCAATAAGAATGGGACTAGGGAAATCAAACCCTCTGAAAGTCTTAGAAAAGTTTGATATGAATCCTAGAAGGAGATTTCATGTATGGTGTCAAAAGAAGATCATAAAAGCATTTAAGATGATGACTGAAATTCAACCCAGTGTAATATACGAAGAAGTGGGTCAACCAAATGCTGAGGAAAAAGCATTCGAGGAGTGTAGAAATTTGATCTCTTGGGTTACATTAAAGCCAATAAAGTATTTCTCTTCTGCAATTAGTTTAAGCTATATGGGATACTTTCACAACAAAGACGAAAATGAGGAAATGCATGGATTTCTTAAAATATACAACAAAATCATTAAAGAAGAGATCTTTATGAGGGATGTTAGGCTTAAATACACAGGATTAGAGAGCCCAGAAGACATCTCCGAACTTAGGGATCATGAGTTTGATTACAAATGGGTGATGTCTTGTGGGCATGTAGTGAGGCAAGCATTAGAGAGGAAGTACTCAGGAGCATGGGAGACTCAATTTAATAAGAGATTATCAGATGAGATTTTCTTTAAAACAGCAGAAGATATTGCCACCACAAAATCCACTGCCTTAAAACCAGAAAAAGATGAGATTGATCCCAATTTAACAGAGAGTGAAGCAAAGAAAGAAAAAAGAACGACAAGATTAATGGAAAGTGTGATGGATCTATTGAAAAGCGGAAAAATTTCAGAAAGACCTATATATGATTGTCCAGAATTGTTAGAAGAAATTGAGAGAGAGGGAGGTGTGACTGTGACAAACTTCATGAAGAATCAAATAGGAGGAGCTAGAGAAATATTTATTTTAACAGCACAATCTAGAATCGTAATTTTATTTGCAGAGATAATCGCAAGAATCATTGATGAGGAATTGCCAATGGAAATGCTAACCAAAGGAGATCAGAAAATCGCAAAAAGTAATGCTCACTTTGCAAATGTTGCATCAGAAAAATTTAAAATGGAGAAAGAAAACAAGGATAATATTGAAGAAGAAACAATTATTTCCTCTGATGATGCAACAACTTGGTGCCAAAGGTTCATTATGCCAGTATTTGGGTGTTTAATGAAGAATCTGGTTCCAGAGTGGGTGTTTGATTTCTTGTGCAGAATTTATAATCAGGGGACATTGAAGAGAATTATTTTGCCGGAAAAACTTTTAGAACTTATGAAAAGGAAGTCAGAGGTAAAGTCCGCAGATAAATCTTTTAATGAGATGAAGTCTCAATTTTTAGGAACGCCAAGTCAGGAATTTGGCTTCGACCTTATAGATCCAATGTCGAGAGTGCTAAAAAATAGAAGCAATTTTATGCAAGGAATATTTCATTATACATCATCAATGGCACACGGATGCCATTTATGGACCTTGAAAACAGTGATTTTGTTATTTTTCCCGACTATGGTAGTGAAGGTGTTCCAGGATGCTCTAATGGACACTTACAAGCAGGAATATCTAAGATGGATTCTAAGGAAGAGAAACGAAAAGATCCTGACGAATATCAAAGTTAATCATGAAGGAGAAAGCACAAACAACAACAACAGTAGCATAAAGCAGTCCAAGCAGGGTATCTGGGTTACAAAAGAAGGGGTATTTGATGATAAGAAAGAAAATAAACTGTTGAATGCTTCAGAGGTCACTGAGACAGAGTTTAATAAATATTTGAGAGATCAGGCTGTAAACGTACTAGTGACAGTGAAAGTGTCATCAGATGACTCGTCAATGATACTGACTTGTGTGTTTAATAAGGATATCATCCCAAGAGAGATAATCAGAGAGTGTCTAGATTTATTCTCAAGAACAAAAGATGTTTCTTATTGCATGATGACAATGCTGAAAAGTGAAGCTAAATCAACGTCGCACTGCTTCAATGGAATTGAGGAATTTAATTCTTACTGGTATTTACATAATACTCTGATGATGCCTATTATAAAATTCACTCTAGCGTCGCTTATAATCAAAGTTGTAACGAAAATGGATGATAGACAGTATATTGCGTCAGGATTGAGACAACAGTCTGTGGAAAATGGAGTTTCATTTTATTTAAACTCATTTCATGAAAAATTGCAAGGATTTATGCATTATGAAGCACTAGGGTCATGCATCAACAATGCATTCCCTGAATTTTGCAATCAAATTAAAGGTGCACCACATCCAACCTTGGGATTCTTTTTAATAGAACCATCTGAATCATGTGGAATGCTAAGTCTAGATTATAGCATGTGGGATTGGTACACAAATGAGCCGAAAGGGTCAAAAATAGAGAGATGGTTCATGGAACATAGCACTCTTGAGATGAATCAATATGGAAGATCTTCAATCTCTATAAACATCCTTCTCGGGAAAGGAGAAAAATGGAAATCGTTTAATGAGAGAATTCAAAAATCATTCGGAAATAGCTTAATAAAAACAGCTGAGAGAAAGCCTGAGATGCTATTCAGGAAAGCGAAGGATGTAGAAGAATCGATGTTTTGGATTGCAAAGAAGAGCAATAATCCTAGTACATCTGAAGCTTTCTCATTTCTGTCAACAAACAGATTGTACACTACTGGTATCTATATACTCACAAAACCGTGCATG